GAGAATTCCCGCAGAAACTCGGTTCTAGCAAGCGCCCCGCTCAGACGGTTGCTGGAGTTAGCCGCTCTACTAATACTTCTGGGCGCAACAGAAAGGTTCGACTCACCCCGACCCAAGTGACCATCGCTAAAAAATTGGGTGTGCCGCTAGAAGAATATGCGAAATACGTGAAGGATTAAAACTATGTCTGAAGCAACGAAAGATCGTTTTGAGGGCATAGATCGTGCTCCTCGCGCAAACAAGACCCGAGAAAAAACGGCTCAACGTCGTCCTTGGGCGCCACCGTCAATGCTAGACGCTCCACCCGCACCAGATGGGTACAAACATCGCTGGATACGTGCTGAAGTACGTGGTTTTGATGACCGCAAGAACATTTCAGCTAGATTGCGTGAAGGTTGGGAACTTGTCCGTCAGGATGAATACCCAGATTTCGAGGCACCGGTGATAGATTCGGGTAAATATGAGGGAGTATTTGGAGTAGGCGGACTTATTCTTGCCAGAATTCCTGAAGAAACAATTGCAGAAAGAACCGAATATTTCAATCAACGGAATATGGATCAGATGCAAGCGGTTGATCAGGACATGATGCGTGAGAATGCTCACCAAACAATGAGGATCGGCAATGCTGATCGTCAGTCTCGTGTAACCTTCGGTGGCCCACGTAAATCATAACGTGGTCCCCAAAATAGGAGAAAGATTATGGCAAACCAAGAAACTGCCTTTGGTCTTCGTCCTGTTGGGCTGGCCGGTAGTGCAACAAACAGCACTGGCCTAACAACCTATGAAATCGCTTCGAACAACACGAACGCGATTTATCAGTACGGTCTTGTAACACCAACAGCAGCTGGTGTTATTGATTATGCTGGTGCCACAAGTGGTGGAACCACTGCGGCTTTAGGTGTCCTGATGGGTGTAAAGTACCATGATAGCGTCCAAAAGAAACCTGTCTGGCTAAACTACTGGCCGGGCTCTGGTAGCGTAAGCGTAGACACAAATTATCCAGTTGAAGCGGTTGTCGCAGACAATCCAAACCAGCTGTTTGTTGTGGCTGCGGATGCAACATTGACTGACCGCGCGACAGCGTTGGCGGGCGTATTTGCAAACGCTTCACTTGGCACTTCCGCACGTACCGGTTCAACCGATACAGGACGTTCCAATTCTCAACTTAGTGTGTCTTCAATCGCCGTAACAGCGACACTGCCTTTGCGTATTGTTGGTCTGGTAGACGATGATGCAAACAATGATTACGCGTCAGCAGGCGCGCATTTGCTTGTACGCATTAACGCACACTACAACGCAGCAACTCGTCGTTTTGATTCGCAGACTACTGCGGATTCGACGGGCACATAAGGAAGGGAATAGAATATGGCTATCTCTCGCGCACAATTAGCGAAAGAGTTGGAACCCGGCCTTAACGCGCTGTTTGGTCTGGAATATGATCGTTACGAAAACGAGCATGCCGAAATCTTTGATGAAGAGTCTTCTGACCGTGCATTTGAAGAAGAAGTGATGCTTGGTGGCTTCGGAACGGCTCCAGTTAAAGGTGAAGGCGGAGCGATTTCGTTTGATGATGCACAGGAAACATACACTGCGCGTTATACACACGAAACAATCGCACTGGCGTTTTCAATCACTGAAGAAGCGATTGAAGATAACCTTTATGACCGTTTGGCCGCGCGTTATACTCGTGCTCTAGCTCGCTCTATGTCACAGACAAAGCAAATCAAAGCGGCGTCTATTTTGAACAACGCGTTTAGCACTTCTTCACCAATTGGTGACGGTGCGGCTCTTTGTTCATCGGCACACCCAAGCTTGTCAGGAAACCAGCGTAACCAGCTGTCAACTCCTGCGGACTTGAACGAAACATCAATTGAGCAAATGCTTATTGATATTGCCGGTCTGACAGACGAACGTGGTTTGAAAATTGCGGTTCGTGGTATGAAACTTATCATTCCAAAAGAGCTTCAGTTTATCGCAGAACGTGTTCTGAATTCAAACCTACGTCCGGGT